TCATCAAGTTTAGCGACCATTGATTCAAAGACGTCATACTTCTCATCGGGGAGAGTGACGTAATGGTCTTCAAACAGGGAGCGCAGACCGGACATGAACGACTCAGAGAGTTCGTTACGAATACCGTTCTCCACTACCAGTTTATTCTCATCCAGCCATTGCTGGGAGGTATAGTTCAGGAAGGATTCAACTTTCTCATTGATTTCGTTGATTTCCTGTTCCAGTCTCTCAGAGAATTCTTCTTCCAGTCTGGAAACTTCCAGCTGGAGCTTTTGGTTCAGGGCACCTTCGAAGATAACCTTAGACTTCAGTTTGAAGTCTTCGGAGAAACCTGCGGAATCCGCAAGTTCTTCGAGGTGGGCAGCTGCCTTGTTGTCGATATCGACATGCTCATAAGAAACTTGGTTCTTATTCAGCTTTTCACCCTTAGGACCAGTACGACCCTTGGTGCCATCCGTAGATGCATCAGGAGTCATCGAAGGACTTACAGTTACAGAGGGACGGCCCTCTGCCTTACTTGCCTTGTCATTAATTGCGGACTTGGTCTGTGCAGGTGCACCATCCTTAAGTTCATTGGACGAACCAGTTGCCTCATCATTCTCAGGAGTAGGACCACCAGCATCATTGACACTCTGGCCGGGAACTAGAGAAGGATTAAGTTTATCAACACCTTCGGCACCTTTCGCCTTAGTATTGACAGCAGTTTTTGATTGTGCCATGTTTTTGCAAAACTAATTTCAATTATTTAGTCAGTATTATTTATAGTGTTCTACCACTTGGATAAAGATACTTTACGGAAAACTCAGAAACTATTGATGTATGCTTCGAAGATTTCCAGTTGTCTCTGAGGATTGAGTTCCCTAGAAGTAGCAGCATGTTCGATCATCTGTCTTGCGATTTCAGATCGTCTCAGCATACCACCATCATCGTAGTACCACTCAACTCCCTCCATGATTCCCTGCACAAATGCATCAGGGGCCGAGGGGTCTGCAACGATATCAGCTGCAGTGGCAAGATGGAAGTCCTCACCGACATAGTTGGCACCGTTCCTCTGAACCAGGGAACCCATACCACGGGAAGAGACACCAAGGGTAACACCATCACTCAAAAGTGCTGATGCAATATTACCCATAGGGGTTTCGAGAATCTTGGCCTTACCAATGAAGTTGGAACCTTCTTGCTTTAGGGAGGTGATTTTGTGAGAAACCCTATCGAGATTGACCGTTGGTCCGTCGGGGTGACCCAGCTCCCCCATAGCACGGTTCTTATTGACGTACTCCTCATTGTAACGACCAACTTCCTTAGCAAGGATATTGGATTCGTAAATACGGCCGTTGCGATTCTTGATATCACCCTGAAGAAACGGACCCTGGATATAGAATGTTTTCTTTCCACTTTCGCTTTCTTCAGTGAGAACTTCAATAGACTCTACTTCTTCTCTAATAAGTTTCATCTTAGGGATCCTCTGTGGGTTGAACTTCAGCTTCTACAGGTTCACCGACAACAGGAGAGAAATACTGTGCCGATACTTCTGGTTTCAAATCATTGATACCCTGATAAGAACGAGCAAGAAGTTCAGAATTGAGAACCTCAGAGGCCTCATGATTCTTACCCTGGACAATCAGATCTACCAATTCTGGTACTCTAGACATAACAAATTAAGCTATTACAGGTTTATTTAGGGAATGGGAAGACCACCAGGTGCTGGTCTGGTCTGTCCTGGAGGGGGACCACCAGCTCCCGGAGGGGCAGTTTCGGGGTCAGCAGAGAGATCCATGTCTCCTTCAGGGGCTCCTTCTGGAGGGGGTGCACCATCGGTTGGCATCTCACCTTGGAATTCATTTGACATTTCTGGAGGTGCTTCTTCTTCACCACCACCTTCACCACCAGGTGCAGGGGCATCTTGGATGATACCTACGTTACGTTCATATGCAATTTGCTTATCGGTCTCATTGATTTCGGTATCATTGAATCCGAGAATGTCGTGACGTACTTGATACGTAGAGAAATACTTACCAAGATATGGCTCAACCATCTCAACGACTTGGATGCGATTCTGGAGCATCTCGATATCTTTGAGTTCGGAAAAGTGGTTGTCATAGATGAAATCAAATTGGATATGTTCCTTCATCTGGTCGAACTCTTTAGGTGATACGACACCTTTAAGAACCAATTGAGTCTTCAGAATATCAGTGAAGAGGTAGGAGAACTTCTTTCTCATCCGACCTACGAACTTGGCAAACTTAATCTCATCCCTAGAGATATTGTCAGATTGACCCAACTGGAAACCCTCACTACCCTCAAGACGAGAGATAGGAATATTCAAGGACTTATAGAGTTTCTCTTGGAAATACTTAAGGTCTTCTAGTTCACCTAGGTTCTGTCCACCAGGGAGAGTGGATACTTCAGTACCCCGACCACCTTCACGACGGGGAAGCCAATAGTCTTCCAACATAGACATAAACTTCTTATCGTCTTTGATCTCACCAGTAGTCTGGTCATAGGAGATCTTGGTACGATAACGTGACATCACATCACGAAGATACTGTTCTGCCTTTTGTTTGGGAAGATTACCGACATCAATATAGAACAATCTACGTTCTGGTGCCCTCGCCATACGATAAATGACAATCGAATCTTCCATCCAACGGAGTTGATTCAGAGCCTTGATTGACTTATTCAGATAGGAGAGTACTTGACCATTATTACCATCAACCAAACCAGAGGTGACATAGGTAACGGCATCCTTGGAGAGTTTAACTGTCTGTGCATTATTCCCCAGACCACCACTCATTCCCTGCATACCACCCCTACCCATATAGTTGATACCTCTCTTATTGTAGAGGAAGTATTCTTCGGTGTTTGGATGCATTGCACTAAGTGCACCAAACGTAGATGCATCCTTGGAGGAGAATACTAGTTCTTGCTGTTGCTTTTGTGTGGGTTTCTTATATTCTCTTACTGGTTTGATCTTAAGGGAATCAATATTCCTAATATCAGTAATACCCCTCTCTGGTGCATTGAGGTCAATTACTTTATGATAGAAGAGACGACCATCGATATACCAACGACGGAACATCTCATGGGCCTTATTATTGAAGTCCAGGAGGTGGAGGATGTATGAGAACTCCTCTCTGATAATGGTCTTCAGTCTCTCGGAGATATCAAGATTACTCAGTTCGATCGTAACCGGAGTATCATTGGTATCGGAAACAATCGCCTCATTGACAATATCTTCGATCGCACTGTCCACCTCGGGGTGGAGGGCCATAGATCTATATCTACGAATCAGTTCAAAATCTTTAGTGGATCTTTGATCAAGATCCATTCCATACCCATATAATCCACCAGCAGCAACAGATACCCCATCATCAGAATTAGGGGGTACCGGTGAGGCCTTCTCTAGAGGACTGTTGGGTTCATCCTTTTTATATGAGAAACCAAAAAGTGGCTTGTTGTTTTGGTTTGGAATCACTGTAATCGTTATCTTATACTACTATGTAGACATAAAAAAGGACCCCCAATTGGGAGTCCTGGGTGTCTGATCTGTATGGTGATCAGGAGGAAACAGCGTTGAGTCTGCTGGAGGGATCTCTAGGAGTTCCGGCAGTGAACGGATCGCCACTGTCAATTGCAGACCAGTACTGGACGGAGAAAGTAACACCGTACTCTTCAACCGTGTCAACACTGTCGAAGTCCAGAGAGATTTCGTCAATGTTGTTGGGCCAGATACCTTCGAAACGATATGCACGAAGTTGTTGGCCATCACGATCCAACTGACGTACGATTGCCGAAGCAAAGTAGTCATTGAGGGTGTTAGAACCAAGAGCATAGTTATGGTTCTGAACTCTTTCGGACCACTCTTCGAATGCAGAACGGAGTCCAAACGATACATCATTGATAACGGTTACCTGCCAATCGGCAAAGGAACGGTCACCAGATACCTTGAGTTTACGACCACGGAAAGGAACTTCAATAGATCCAACAGTGGAGGAGGGGAGGTTGGCAGCCTTGATCAGGAAGGTGCCATCTCTTGTAGCCAGGTTACTGTCATTGACGACAGTTTCGGGAAAGGTCAGTTCGACTTCGAACATGGTGGGGCGTACCCCACCACCCTGAAGGACTGCCTTAAAATCTTCAATACTTCTTCTTGCCATTGTGTTTTACCTTAGGGTGATAGGGGTACGATCAGTTAGAGTTGGCACCACGGAACAGACCAACCGACTCATCGAAGGTAACACCAGTCTTCGTCGCGATGAAGTTCAGAGTAATGAAGTTAATCGACTTGGAAGGCTTGATGTAGATGTCAGCGATGAACTCGTTACGGTCAATGATCTCAGGAACGTTGTTGGTGGTGTCACAAACAACCAAGAAATCATACATACCTCTCTTAGCCTGTACGTCTCTCAGGAAAGGATTGACGTTGTTCTTAAAGAGGGAACGAGTAACTTCATCGTTGAATTCGAAGAGAACAGTTCTGGAGATCTTAGCGATTTCACGCTCAATAACCAGGAACAGTCTACGGACGTTAATACGGTCGAATGCCGAGGAGTAACCCAGAGCGGTCTTATCACCGAACAGGATAGTTCCTTCACCAGGGAAAGTAACGACAGGATTGACTCTAGCGGTGTAGAGTTGATCACGTTGTTTCTTACTGGGGTTGTAAGGAAGACGTACCACGTTACGGATTTGTCCACGGGACAGACCAGCAGGTGAGTACCAGGGCTCCGAGGTCAGTGCAGCGTTAACTACGAGACCTGCGATGTCACCATTAAGGGGGACATAACGATAACGATCATTAAAGCGGTCATAGGTATACTTATAACCGGAGTCAAATACAGCGTAGGAGGTAGAGGTGAGTTCATTTGCCCACTTCAGAATCTCCTGGGTTACACTAGGTGCATCGGGTTGACCGACAGTGGCATAACGGGGAGGGGAAAGGAAACCCATACAATCCTTTCTCTCTTCGAGAATGGAGATAATGAAGTTTGCCTTAGCAACGGAATCATCCAGGTTGCTCATAGCAGGACCCTGGAGGATATAGTCGAGGTTGGGGATATCTTCAGTAACGAAGATATTGTATGCATCCTGGAGCTCACCCAGAGAGGAAACCAGATTGTCTACACCATACTTAAGGATAAGACTACCAACGGAGATATACTCACAATGGATATCGGATGCAATGGGAGTACCAACTCCGGAACGTAACTCATTGAGTTTGTCGTCGTGTCCATCTACGGGCTTGTTAGCAAACAAGTATGCAGACGAGTTGTTGATGACATCAACGTAGTAGTTCTTCTCACCCTCAGGGGAAGTTGCGTTGGCGAGTTTGGAAACACCAAAGTATTGCTCAAGAGTGTTACCCTTGGTTCCAGTCAGGTTACCATCAGCATCATAGATGATGATGTTCATCTCATCATTGGTGCAGCCACGGTCGAATGCAGCTTGAGTGGTTCCAGGTCTAGAAGCGAAACGATACCAAGGAATACCAGAGAATGCTTCCTGAGAGGTGTACCAATCTTCTGCAGCATACACACGGTATACATTAGTACCATCGGTAACTACGTCGTCGGCATCCAGTTCAAACTGAAGTGTCCACAGGTTGGTTACTGGGTTCCAGAAGTATACATCACCGAGGTCAGCAGGACCACCGGAACGAACCTTAGTAGAACCAACTGCGTTCAGAGGCCAACCAAAGTCAGCACCTTCTTCAGCAGTGTAAGTAACAGGGGCTACGATAACGTTGATCAGTTCTTCGTTCTCTTCGTCGAAACTATAAGTGAACAGTTCACTTACATTGTAAACTGCGCTGATCTCGTTACTTCTCTCACCAGCTGCATCATATGCAGTAGTGGCAAAAGTATCACCTACATTAAACTCTCCAGTAACTACCAGGAGTTTGTAGACATCGTTCTTGATGCTTACGATGTGACCGACACCACCAAGATGGTTACCATTGAAGTCCTGTTGGGTTACCACGTCACCAACGGCAGGGGCATCAACACCAGCAACAGCAGGAACAACTGCCCTTACCTTGATGTACTTACCAACTCCATAACCACTTCCGATAGTGGTATTAAAGGGAACATATGGAGAAACTACACCAGTAGATGCGTTAGTTACCTCCGTGGTGTCCAGAACTACTCGGTAATCAGCACCAGCGTCGATTACTGCAACACCAATACCATTACCCCAAGTACCAGGGTTACGGGCAATGAATCTACCAGGGGCAGCTGCCTGTTCCAACCACTTCTCATAGAAATCGGTTTCGTTCTTGACGTAGATGGGTACTTCAACATCCGCAAAACCACCACCAGTGATAGCAGTTGCATCTGCAACTCGGATTACGACGTCCAGAGGATTACCGACACCATCAACAGCACCAGCTACACCGAGGTCGAAGGCATGGATTACCAGGGCCTCACCGACCAAATACAGTTCACCGAGAGTGTTCGTGTTGGGAACTACAGAAGTGATGTTGCCGTTTTCGATCGTTACGTCAACACCGAGTCCAGTACCTTCACTAGTGGTTGTGTCGTTGGTTGGGGTTACGGTGAAAGTAACCGGAGCGACATCACCCGCGTCACCATCTGCAGGATTATTGTACTCACCGATAGTAGAATCAGTAATCGCAACAAGAATACTAGCAGGAATACTCTGATTGCCACCAGCATTGATAAGGTCCGTGAGAATCTCTACAGTATCATCCTTGAGATAACCCGAACCTGCTTGATCGATAGTAATGTTTACTTCATCGATGTCACCATCAACGATAGGAACACTGAGAACCAATCCGGTTCCATTGGTACTAGCAGATGGAACTGTAGGAATAATTGCAGTACCGTCAGATACGATATTTCCATTACCGTCATCTACTGTAAAACCACCAGGGTTGATGTCAGATGCAATCAATCCATAGGTGATAGTACCATTTACCCCATGCACATTGGTGAACGTTACCGTGTCACCGTCAGCATATCTAGAACCACCATCTACAATGCTAATAGAAGCGATGTCACCTTCACCATTGGTTTGGAATTCAACAGAAAGTCCAGATCCAGATCCACCAGTAGCATTAGCGATTTCGGTGGCATTCTGTGGATAGATACCAGAATTTACACCAGTGACGTCAATATCAAGAGTCGCAGGGCCAGCAGCATTCTCAAGAGGTGATCCAACTAACTCTAGAGTGAGGGTATTACCAACGTTGTATTGTGTACCGGGGAAATTAACGGTAACACTGGTAATTTCTCCCTGACCATCGACTACAACGTCGAAAGTAGCATTAGTTCCATCACCACCAGACACACCTACGGTATGGGTTCCAACAACAGCAGGAACATTAGCAAAATCGAAAGCTGTAGCCTGGGAATCAGTGATCAGTTGAGATGCATCAACACCACCTACACCACCAGCAGTAGTGGTCGGTTGGAATGACTGGATACTTTTAACATCCTTACCAGTTGCAGGAACGTTCAGTGCAAGGACAGACTGAGTAACACCACCAGTATTGGTAGGACCACCAATCAGATCCAGTGTGATTACATGTCCACCTTCTTTGGGGATCTCTTGACCAGGAGTTACTGCTACTTCATCAGTAGCATTCTTCATAGTCTGAATATACTTACCGCTAGTGTCACCAATAGCATCGTCACAACGGACAACGTAGCAAACTCCACCGTACTCCAGGAAGTTACTAACGGTCCACCAGTATTCATAGTTTTCATTAGTTGGGTTACCGAAAACAGTCTGGAACTGAGTTTCAGTTTCAATCAGAACGGCTTCACCAACAGGACCCTTTTCGAAGGGTCCAACAAACGCGCCAATATTGGTAGTGATGGCGTCACTAGTACCTCTAGTAAGATCAACTTCGTTGACCACAATACCAGGGCTTGCAGTTTTAAGTACCACAACAAATATCCCATAATAGGTCAAATATATTTATCAAAATACATACCTCCACAAAACTATACCGAATCAATTTTCTACGATATAATCCCCCAAATCTACTGATATAACAGAGTTTATTTCCGTACCCTACCAAGTCCAGTTTCCCATAGTTGTACCATACTCGTCATACACCTCATTGGT